ATCCATCAGGTACTCATCATAGCCCCGGGTCTCAAAATACCTAGCTATACCGTACTTGTTGTTCTCTATTAGTATTTTATACCCATAGAATACCGCAGCCATCAGCACATCCTCGTAGAAGATCCTAGCCAGTGGCGGACGTGATGCATACTCCACTACAAACATATTAGAGGGGTACTCCATATTGAACTTGTTGTAGAGATGGAAGGCTCCCTTAGAGCCTCTTCCATCGACCGTAGCGTCGAGGTCATAGCTATCCACACCTCCCACGCCTAGCCAATCGTTGCCCGGAGATTTTTTCCCACGCTCCATATCTATCTTATTCCTCAATGATGCTGGGGGCATCCAAGATACTCGGAACCTACCGTTGACATCAGGCTTGAAGATTACACTGGTATCTTGTTTTCCGTCCACCCATACAAAGTTACCCCTGACTACAGGCTGTGGGTAGAGATCTTGGTTGTATTCTATTTGCTCATAGATCTTTGCGATATTAAAGAGGCTAGACTTAGTGGAGTCTCTGAAGGCTTCCTCTGCCGTAAAAGGGAACTGGCGTATGCTTTCGTTAAGCTCATTGCTATCACCTGACAATCCTTTGCGTTCATTCTTGAGATAGGTTTTAGACCCTATATCTATCTGTTCACCATCCACACCCATTACAGGTTTTTCAGGGTCATCAACAACGGGATTGCCATAGATATCAAAGAAGCCTTCCAAGGCTTCGTAGGCAGGGACGAATATACGGTATAGCATACTCTTTGTTCTGCCGTTAGAGTTTCGGTCGTTGGGGTTAGACATATCCCACAGGTCACGGTAGTTTCTACCGCCCTTGTCCAGTGGGTTAACTGTTGATCCTATGATCGCCTTACCGACAAATTTACGCCCTACCATAAGACAGGTACGCTGTATACGCCACACCTCTAGAATGTCTTCGGGCTTCTCAAACTTACCGCCCTCATCAATAAACAACAGCTTTAGTTTCTCACCATCGTATGCATTGGATGTGGTGTTGCGCCAGTTTACTACAGTATTCAGAGCCTGCCCCTTAGAGCTAGTCTTATTGTTCTTGGTGATGCGCTTACTAGGTTCACGGAAGGCAAGCTCAGTTCTGGGGTTTGTGGTACCGTCTTGAATAGGCTTGAAGAAGAATGGGTATTGTCGGTACATCCCCACCACCTTCTTCATAAAGATGTTCTCCTGTGCGTCCTTACCAGTCTTTGACATAATACCTATGGTAGCGTCGTAGGTTGACGTACCTATGTCGTCAACCTTGCTGGCAGCGATGTTAGTATATCCAGAACGGCGGCACTTGGTATACAGCTGTCCAGCGCATCTAGGATCTACGAAGCACGCTTCCATATGGTAGGAGATGTCTCTCTGGAACCGCATATAGTACCCGTAGAAGCTGGCGTCGATCTTACTCCACTGGAGCATCATATAGTGGGAACCCGTTATATAGGTAGGCTCCCCGTTATTGAAAAACCACAGCCCTTTTTTACGTCTTTCAAATTCCTGATCGATGTAGGGCTCGTACTTCTTCTTGAACTCTTTGGGCATATCGTACCACTCATCCATACTGCGTATTCTGGACAGCTCGGTGGGCATCTCCTGACGCTCCCACCGCTGCTCACTCTTAGGCTTGTCGTGGTACAGGATCTTGTTCTTTGCCGGTACTTTAGGTAGCTGTATAAACAGGTCGGCAAGCTCTATCACCTCACCAGATGTATCGTCTGGACAGATGTTGATCACCTTCTCGTCGTAACCTTCTATGTCTTTTAGACCTGCCATTTAAATTATATTTTGTAGCTTTACATTAAATTAACATTGCGACTATGAAGAAAATTATTCTAGTTATCATCGGTATGTTAATGCTTGCGTCCTGTGCAACAGGCTCCCACGTAAATACAAACTGTGTGAAAGCAGACTGCGAGATTGCAGCTGTTCACCACCACGTATACTAACGCTGAGCATACCTTTCTGCTAACCCGCCAGAGAAATCTCTGGCATCCTCAATCCCTCCAGTTTCCTTCAGCTCCTTAATCATTGTTTCGAGCTTCTGGTATTCTGTGATCAACTCTTTAGCATCTAGAGCTGACTCTTTTATGCTCTTGAGTTCCGCCCTACGACCGGACCCTGTGAGGTCCGAGTCTACGGGCTTTTTGATCTCTTCGGTGATATTGCGTATGGCTTGAGCCATAGCATCAAGCAGCTCCTCACCAGCCCTTACACTGCTGAATATTTTCTTGCGTCCCATTAGAATCCAGTGGCGTAGATATCATCCATATGTACACGGTAGAGTATCTGTCCGTCTACCTCCATCTCGTAGTCGGTGTTCTTCATTATCATCACCTTGTCTCCGGACTTCAGCCCTAGCTCCTGCACACGTGGAGAATCATACAGCACATACCCGAACTGGTTGTACTTAGGCTTCTTTGTAGACACTACGATACCTGATTCTGTGACCTCCTCGTCCTTCTGTTCTTCTGGAATTAGGAAGATCCAATCTGAGATAAGCTCCACCTCACCAGTGTCTTGACACTTGAAGGCATAGGCTTGGCAGGCGTGACCGTTATTAGGGTCAAAGCGTATGTAGTAGATGTCGTCCTGTACGATCTGTCCACGCCCGTTACCGGCGATCACTACGTGATGGTGGAAGTAGAGGGTGTCGCCAACCTTTACGTCGGTCTCATACTTCTCTGGGATGGCTACTACTTCAGCCTCCATCTTTCTGTTCTTAAACTCGTTGAATTTTGGGTCGAGATATAGGCTGGTATCACCCATCTGTATCTCGTCATTGAACGCCTTTGGGAGGCGCACAAAGAAGTCGGATATACTACGCATATGAATTAAATTTAGTTTCCTTAAAACTCTAGGTCGTACTCAATAAGTACGGGAACGTTCTCCACGCTCTTCCACAGCATCACACCATTCTTAGGATGCTTTATATATACTAGGTATCTTTTTTCTTTGTATTTATGTAGGTAGGCATCGTCTAGGATGATGGCGTCTACCTTGGAGTCTCCAGCCTTCTGACCTACATAGTAAGCCATAGCTTTCAGGGGGTCTACCCCAATGATTATTTTACGTATCATTTTGTTTAATTTAATTCGTTACCGCCCATACGGTTGATCCAGTAATTAATCTTACTGGGGTTGTCTCGCTGTTCTATTCTGTATGCTTCTACCAAGTATGATAGTAGGTCGTCTAGCTCATCTTCACTATCTACAGATACTGAAGATAATAGATTCATATTTACTTCTACGCCTTCACCATCAGCGGCAAATGCAGCGGTGTCCATATTCAAGAACCCTACAGCCATAGCTACAAGAACCTCGTCTTCTAGTTCGTATTTTTTAACCACCTCAAGGATCTGGAGCATCAGCTCCTGAATCTCCTCGATGCAGTCTCTATGACTATCTTTCATTATTGTGGTTGACGTCTGTTAAACTCTACTTGTGTTCCCGGCTTGACAGTAATATCTGCCGATGGGCTTATGCGTACCCTATAGATATATCCGTCACGAACAAGGAAAGTACCGAAGAATGAATGTACTTGTACGGCTGTTGCGCTACCTGTCGATTTGATTACATCAACCTCGCTATAGCTAGACCAAGTAGAACCACCGTCTGTGCTGCGCTCAAGGGTATAATTTATAGTTGTGTTATTAGTAGGAACCAAAGTTCTAAAGCTACCAGATATCTTTAATAGACCGTCTTGACCTACAAGTACCTCCCCACTAGCTGCAGTAAGGGTCAGTACAGATGTTCCGCTATATAAGTGGAAGCTTTTACCGTCGGTTGTATTGTCTATAGCTGCAAATACCAATGTCTCGGTAGTACCGCCTGCAATGGCTTGATCTGTATCAACCGTCCCTATGACTGTCTCTGGAAATGCTTGACCGTCAAACGCTACACTGTTTAGCTCACGCTTTACCACGTTATCCGAGCTGTTTATCAATAGTGCTGTAGCTTCTGCATTATCTGTTGAAGGGGCTGAGGTAAAGTTTAGTGTTCCGTCTACCTCTACCGTAGTTGTTGACAGCTTCAGTGCTGATGCGTCGCCGGTTCCGTCCTCTACATCTTTAGTGGTTGAGGTAAGCCCACCTTCCACGTGAAGTAGGTTCCCGAACTTATCTTTTATCTTTTGTCCTGAGAGCGTGCTCATAAATATTAATTTTGTACAAAGATATTAAATTCAATGTTATGCCTAAGAGCGAGGTATCTAGGAAGAAGATGTTTCGAGACTTCTCCGTTATCAAGGATAGATACATAAAATCCAACGACCTGAAGTACCTGAATCTAGCCCTACGTGATATGGCTAAAAACTACGACATATCCGAGGCTGAGATCCGGTTTATGGTATTCATATATGATCTAGAGTTCTTCACCATCGACTACGCATCGAAGGCTTACTTCTATAGTAAGCGGAAGATGTGGCAACGACTTATCCAACCCCTAAAGTCGAAGGGCTACATATATAAGCACTTCGACAGGCTCTCTGGATCCGAGACTATGGAGGAGTATATGTTTCGTGAAGAAACAAAGTACAGCTATCGTGTTAGGTATGCGCTATCGCAGAACGGCAGGCTGATGGTCAGCAAGTTCTATAGAAAGATGGCTGGGGAGGAACAGATAAACGTACCTGTAGATCCTAGAGCCAAAGGTGGCACAAAGCTGTAATTACTTACTATGCTGGGTGATCACTTTGAACGGAGCTTTTAGTGAAGCTCCTTCGTGAGGAACGAAGTCTCCATCGTGAGGCATAAGATAGAAACGACCCTTTACATCCATCCAGTGGTATCCTTCTGGTGCGTCGATCATAATCTTCTCGTCTGACTTACCACCTTCCTTGTACTGCTTCTTTTTAGAAGATGTGTAGGATTTTTTTTTAGCTCTCATAATGCTGATATAGAATAAGTTACAAATATACTGTAAATTTTTTTCACATTTTTTTTGGTTGGTATGATTTTATTTGTTTATCATTGTATCAGAATCAAACTTTAATACTATGAGAAAATTAATGATTATCGCAGCTTTAGCCTTGGGGAGTCAAGCGGCTGCACAGGAAGCACCAAAAAGCATTCTAGATGTTTTACCTAATGATGTAGAACAGAGTTTAAAATTCAGACAACTACAGTCAAAATCTGATACTTGCGTATACACTTACCAAATTGACGCTATCGAGGAGATTGACAATCTAGTGTTTGTAGAGCACAGATTAAATGAGTTCACAAATGCAATGGTCTACGAAATAGAGGGGACTCCATTCAAAGTAAGGTTAGTTACACCTGACGAGGATGACCAGATTCAAGATCCGTACATACGTGTATACAGAAGATAAATAAAAAGAGGGAGCTGTTAACTCCCTCTTTTTTTTGTTAGTCTAACATTATGGGATTGCCTTCGGCGTCCTTTCTTCTTGTTGCGCCTCCAACACCAGCGTAACTGGCTCTATAATTATCGGGGTTTTTATCTCTATCGTCAGTCCAATCTTCAAACATTTTTTTAGCTGAGGAATTAGCATCTTGAAGAAGACCCTTTGTTTTAGCCATACTCAAAACTCTTTCAGGCTTAACTTCTGCGCCGATATCGACACCCTCTTTTTGTTTAAGTAGTCTTTTTGCTTCGTCTACCCTAAAGAATAACAGAGCTTCATCAGGGGTGGCAGAGTAAAGATTCATATTGTAAAAGTCCTCATACTCACCTCTACCTAAAAAGCTGTCTCTGTTACGTAGTCCTAGTCCTATTTTTTTAGCTTCTGAAGTAGGTAGGTCTTGAACACGAATCTCTCCTTTAGATTTTTTTGTTTTTCCGCCATCCTCATATTTTTTCATTGCTTTAACCAATGCGCCATATTTAGCGTATAACGATTTCTTTTTCGTCTTCATATTAGTTTTTTGTTTTCTTAAAAGTTCAAAGTCTTCTTCTGTTAGTTCTCCGTCATTGTTCTTGTCTAACTTAACTTGACCACCTTTTAAGTAGCTGTTACTCTGCTTTTTGCTGGCTCCGCCGTGTTTATACTTTTTTAACTTCATAAGACATTATACAATGATCAAGTGCAAAGATAGTTATTTATTGTATTGATTATTTCTTTAGAGAAGCATCCGTAGCCATCTGCATTATACGAGAGAAAAAACCTTTGTCCGTAACGTCTTCATCTTTGTCGTTACCTTTATAGTAATCGCTCTTCATAAAAGACTTAGTGGATTCTTCAAACAGATCGTAGTTTGTAGAATCACCACCTGCGTGGTGGTAATTACCCCAAAATCCTTTAGCGTCGATATCACCGCTGATATACTTGCCGAGGTCTGCAGTAGGATGCTGTAGGTACTTTCCAATAAATAATACCTTCTGCTGTTCAGCTGTTAGTTTAGACGCATCCAAGGATTTCTGCTTGTGAGCCTCCTCCAACCATTGAGGGATGGGTAGGTTGTTATCCTTGAACTCTCTATAGGTTCTATTCACTGAAGTTATGCCGTCGGCTTTCTCACCAGCCTCAAACATAAACAGCCCCCTACCAACACCTTCAGGTACTAAGTTGCCCTCAGCATCTTCTATCAACTGTACAGCATTAGCTTTCATACGCTGACGTGGACCTGTTTCGTGATATGCGATGATATCCATTAGCTGTTCGTACTGCTGGGGTGTTCCACCTTTTTTAGAGATCAGGTGTTTCATCATAATGTCATACCCACTACCATTATTCTTTTTGGTCTTGATGGGATCGTTGGTTGTTTTCTTCTTTACTATCATACTGCAAAGGTACAAAATATAGAAGGCAGCCCTAACAGCTGCCTTCCCATAGGTAATCGCTAAACAACCTATTTAATATTAAAGTCTTTAACCCTGAAGTAGTCATTCATACTCATAAGCACCCAATCGTACATAAGTTCTCTCTGGTACTTCTTTAACTTCTTCCCCCTCTCCTTAGCATTTGACCAAGCCTTGGGCTCTGAACCAAATCTGTTTATCCATCTATACACAGTACTGATAGAAACCTTATATCTGTCTGCCAATACGTTTACATCGTAAAAAGCATCCTTAGTCTTTAGGTGTACATATACTAATTGAGTTCCTCCAGAAGCACGGGCGTCTATATTAAGACACTTCTCTCCCATCTTACTGGCACACCTATGTATCCAATATTTTTCTTTTGCGTGTAGATCCTCTATAGTATCTGCCTGATCTATCATCCTGCATTCTACTATGCACTTTTCAGAAAGGAGTAACCCACTGCCTTTGTAGCTCTTATCGAATGACTTTCTTTTATGCTGTCCTATGTAGTAACAGCCATCATCTGTTATGGTTACGTATATGTACCCTATCATATGTTAAGTTGTTTAGCGAATATAAAGTTAGTCTTTTTCTTTTATATGTCAAAAAAAAGTTGTAACTTCGCTCTAGGTTAATCCCGCAATAAAGATTCTTTCCTCTTGAATCTTGATTGCTCTACCGGAAAAATCACCACGTAGCTGGAGGGTCGTCGCCTCAAGCAGAGACCCGCTCAGATACTTTGTGAGAGCGGCAAAAACTATCCCTACAGTAAATACCCCCAGATCCTGTCAGTTCGCACAGCTATTAAAAGCTGTTGCTCCTGCCAGTATCCTCCTTTCTCCTGCACGAAAACCTCCCCCGACTGAATTGATCCTGTGTAACAGCTTTATGTCCATTCAAAAGCGCTCTAAACAGCTGATATACACTCTTAAAAAAGGGATGAGTAATGTTTAGGTGGGGGATAATATATAGTATAGGACGCTGGCGGCGGCGCACCGAAGTGGAATCGCAAACCCCACCCCTAGCACATAAAACATTGATTGTCAAAACTTTTAGGGTTTTATATTTAAAGTACCGGTACAAGTATAGACGTGTAACTATCTGGTTATCAGTCGGCTAGATGATCCGGTGGAACAGACTAGTTGCCGATGGTGTTCTGTCCATAGGTCGAACAATCCCCACCCCACCATACACCTTAACCCAACACACTCTCACACGCTCACACATCCACGCTCCCGGCGTTTCTTTAGGCTGATGGATACCAACCCTGGGTCAGCCCCTTACGTGCGCACGGGTCATACTAAGGCAAGATTTAGATGCCTAGGTATTTATACTCAATTGTGAAAAAAAGTGTGTATAACCCTTGTGTAATTAAAAAAGCTGTCGTACCATTGTATTGTTGAAAGGGACAAAGCGCCGTAACGCTGACTCCGACTAGTTAGGTCTAGTGACGTTCTTTACTTATTGGATACTAAGTTATAATCAGTCTGATGAGGGGTAGCAATCTACTACCCTGAGTGCTTCGGCACTCGACCCCTGAGATGGGGCGAAACCACGTGATATGGGGAGCATATCAACTAATAACAGCGGAAGTGCTTCGGTGCTTCCGTTGGTTACTGATAACTTAAACTATATGTCTTATGAAGAATCCACTAAATGTCAAGCCATTCGTATTCCGAGGTGATATAATCGGAAAGGTATTCACCTTCGATTTCGACATTGAGATAACCACCGACTTGAGCGGTGATATTGTAGATTACTCAGGTTGTGGTTACAACACAGCAAATACTCTGATTCGATGCGTTCATCTAACAGATTAGGATTAAAGAAGGGCAACGCCCTTCGGTCACTGATAACTTAATACTATTGCTTTATGACAACGCAACAAATCACCCCGAAAGAAGCTAACGAATTACTCTACTCTGTACGTAGAGACCTCGATACCCTCATTGCATTGGGTGAGAGCTACGCACACTTTCAATCTGCTCAGGCTACCCACAAGTACCTGAAGAAAGCAAAGAAAGCCCTTGAAGGACTTTCTTAACCCAAGCCCCCGATGGGGGCGGTTACTGATAACTTAAATTGATGACTATGAAAACTTTATTAGCTGTTATTGTAGCGCTGACCTTTGGGTCTTGCGCTCCAAATGTCTACGAAGATTTGTACGAGGTTACCAGCGTGGTAATCAAGCCGAACGAAGGGTCTATTGAGGTTTGCTCATCCGCTAGAGATTTCGTTCGCACCGATGTCAAAATGACCAACGATAGCATCTTCCTGATGGAAGCTGTAGGTCAGGACAACAAATTGGTGGTGACTCAATCATTTGACTACTTGAGTGTAGTGGACTTCAAAGAGGGCAATAATGAAGAAGGTGAGCCATTCGAACTCTCACTAATTAATGCCGACTCAACGTGCGTTACTACGTACTTGCTGTACGACTTGAACAACCACTACGAGTAGTTTAAGAGGGGCAACAGCCCCTCGGTTACTGATAACTTAAAACCTTTTACAATGGAAAAGCTAACAAACGATATCATCGAACGCCTAGAATACGTAGATGGAGATGGTGTTGAATTCGAGGTATACCAAGATCCCGAAACCGGCAAATTCTACCACGTAGAGATTGAGATTGTGAGACACTTTGAATGCGCTGAAGCGATTGATGAAGCGAATGCAAATTTCATCATCGACCACAGATGTTAAGCAAACCCTCCTGATGGAGGGGGTTACTGATAACTTAATTTTATTCAACTATGCTTTACGCAATGTACTACCAACTAGGAAATACCATAACGTACATTATCTCAGGAGATAATTACGAGGACACCTACTACTA